AATAATAGTAGCGATATTATTAAGTAATATAATAGGGCGTGTGGACAAATGATGTAAGCACACAATTAGATAATGTCACAAGTGGTTGGGTGCCAAACACCCATTACCTCTATGGTGATGAGGGACTTAAACGCTTCAATCTTTGTGATACTCGATACATGGCTCATGAACAACGTTTTGTAATGTCCCATAATAAAATCAATCCTAAAGTATACGAAATCACGAAGGTAGTTGACCTTAATCCTATGGGGGTTATCAATTTAACCCTTAAACAGGATGAATGGAATGAAAAGCGCGATAATCGTGAACTTTTAATTTGTGATTATTATGATGATACAGGCGAAACACAAATTATAATTCCTGAAGCCGAACCTCAAGATAGTACATTAACCAGTTATATTTATACGGCGCATGTTAATGATAATAATGAATTAGAAATCGATTATGTTGACCAAAGTATTAGGGATGCAGATTACAATAAATTACAAATTAATGGAACATATTATTTTGTTGCAGAATATTACACAGGAACTGTAGGTGGAGAACAAGTTATTGATCCTAACAGAAAATCAGAGTGGAAGTTAGAGTTAAAAGACACTGAAAGATTAATAGATGCAGAAATTAATCGTTTAGATAAATTAATGGTAATGGATAAAATAGATGATAATATTATTTCTATCCATCCTAAAAAGGCATCTATATTAATTGGACATACCTTTACTCTTACTGTTACCGATATTGATGGGGAAAGTCGCTCCACTATGAATGTGGAGGTAATAGGATGAAAAGAGATATAGCCAATATAAAACGAGATTTGGATAATCGTTATAATAACGACATTATATATAAGAAAGATCAATTAATGAAAATCTTTCAAGAAGACCCAGATCTCAAAGAGGTATTAGGTGCTAAACAACCGAAGCCTTTAAATAAATATAGGGACGCTAATAATCCCACAGAAGAAGAATTAAAGAAACGTCAGGAAATATTAGATTACAATCGGGCAATTCAGCATGAACAAATTGTACCTTGGATTAAATTAAATGGGGTGCAAAAAGAAGTGCTGAATTTTATTATGTTTGATATTTGGGATCAAACAGATAGATATGATAGAGGTGGAAAAGCAGTCAAAAATGAGCTTATTGAAGTATATTGTGTTGTTCACGAAGATGATATGGAGACTGAATATGGTATAGCACGCACTGATTTACTCAGTTATATTGTTCGTGATTTATTATCTTGGACGAATGCTTTAGGAAGACAACTCAGATGTTACGAAGATAAGCCTATGATTATTGATGCTCAATATTATATCCGTAGAATGAGATTCTTTATGAAAGCGCCCAATGTTGTTAATGGACATATGGGTACGAATAATATTTATGATAACTTCAGTCAATTCTAATATTACTCCGCTTCAATTATTCTACGGAGATGATTTTATGGTTAATGATTTCATAACAATTCATCAGCCTACTATTGGAGATATCTTAGAATTTGATAAGCAATATGGTGAGTCTAGTTTTTGGACGATGCTTAATGTATTTACAGCTAATCCTACAAGCTATAGACTTTTTCTTTGGAAAGATATGAATATTGATTGGACTTTTTTAAATGATTATCAATTGTTCTTGATTCTTTATAGGACTTTAAGTATAGAACAGACCCGACTCATTTTTGGTGATTTAGATTTTTCTAAATTCGAAATATATATTCAGCCCGAAGAGAATTGGACAAATATAGATGAAAAAGGAATTACAGATACTATTAAAGTCTTGCGGAATTCGACCCTCTATAATCCTGAAGATGAATTCGAACTGGATGAAGATAGTTATAATGTAATTGTTTATTATTTAAGAAGTACATTTAATATGTTTCCAAAAATAGAAAAAGCTAAAGATCGTACTACCAAAGAATGGATGATTGAAGAAGAAGAAATGAAATTAAATGCTAGAAAAAATGAAGATAAGAGTTCTACATCTTATCTTTTACCACTTATATCTGGTTGTTTGAATCATCCGGGGTTCAAATATAATAAACAAGAATTAAAACAAGTTGGATATTATGAATTTATGGATAGTGTACAAAGATTACAAATCATTGAATCAACAAGTGCTTTGTTACATGGTTCATATTCTGGTTTTGCTGATGTTTCTAAAGTAGATAAAGAGCAATTCAATTTCATGCGTGAAATTAAACATGAGTATGATAGGGGAATTGCTAAGAAATAAATAAAAAATTAAAAGAAAGGAAGGTAATTACTATGGCTTTTAAACTTGGTGATTTAATTATCGATAGAATTTCCATGGGCTATGCCGAAAAGTTTGATGGTACGCCTCTTTATGTTCTGACTCAGCTGTCTGAAGCTTCCATTGAAATCTCTGCTGAGTCTCGTGATGCTGTTGACAAGGATGGTACTCTGATCAAGCGTTTCTGGAATGCAAAGACTGGTGAGTTTACCGCAACTAATGCTATGCTTAACCTGAACGTTATGGCTGCTCAGTCTGGTAATGAAGCTAATATTGCTACCGCTGATAATGTCATTGTTATGCCTAAGATTATCACAGTTAAGGCTGGTGCTACCGTTGATTTGAATGGCTTTGTCGCTGGTAATCGTATTACCGTTAATGCTCTGGGCACCAACGGTGCTATGGGTAAGGCTTATACTCAGGGTACTGCTGCTTCTGCAACTGAATTTGGTCTGGCAGGTACTAAGCTGACTGCTCCTACAGATACCGCTGAGTCTCAGTATGTTGTTAAGTTTGACCGTCAGGTTACTGAAGGTGTTGATATTCTTAACTCCGCTGATAAGTTCCCGGCAACTGTTCGTCTGACCTTGAAAGGTCTGTGCGTTGACCCTTGTGAAGCAGATACGCTCCGCGCTAAAAGTAAAATTAATTATTTAAAAATTGCGTAATTAATAAATGGCGATTATAGAGTAATCTATATACACTTGCGTATCTATAAAAAATAATAAGTGTCGATAACAGCTATATCAGGGGAAGCCCAGAGATGGGTAATCCTGAGGAAAGATTTGGTATAATTACCAAAAATCCGCAACGACTACAGGATAAAATAAGTAATTATTTTATTGAAGCTGTTGCCCACAAGAGTAATGTGGGATGATATATAGTCTGAACTCACGCTATAATCAAAAATATGAAACGTGAGAGATAGGCAGAAATACCTGTCCGCTATAGAAATATAGTCAGTACCCAATAAGCACTGGGGAAAGTAACAGTTTGGTTTATATTGTGCTTCCGTCCTTCCAGCCTAGTCCTGAAACCACTATCGCTCTGAGTTCTGATAATGCAACTCTGGACTTTAACGGTAGCCTTCAGACTGACTATTGCTCCACTGACAAGTCCCTGTATCATGTATACTATGCTACAACTGATACTGAGCAGTAAGAAATAATTAAAATCATAAGGCAGAGTGGGTGTCACAGCCCACTCTGTTTTTTTATTTTTGTAACTATTCTTTTAATATAAATGTAAAGGAGAAAAACATGGGAAAATTTGATAGAACCTGTGTAGTGTGCGGTAAGCATTATGAATACTGTACGAATTGTGACAGATTCCTCAACTATCCTACATATATGACAATGTATTGTAGTAAGGAATGTGTAGATCTTTTTGATGTTCTTTCTCGTTTTGAAGCAGGACAAACCTCTAAAGAAGATGCCCAAAAAGTGCTTCAGGGAATGAATCAAAATAAGATGAAAATGCTTAAAAACTCTATGGCTAATACTTACAAAAAGATTATGGCTGAAGATAAACCTGTTAATGTTGAAGAAGGGGATAAACCAATCAAACCTGAAGTTGATAAGCAAATTGCGGGTGAAACAGTTAAAAAAGCAGTTTATAATGCGACTCGTGAATCAGGCAAAAATGTTCCCCGTTCAATTGTTAGTAGAAAGCATTAATTATTTTTAAATGAACAGTGATTATTTATTTTTTTGACTTTTGACAAATACTATCCCCTAATTTTGGGTGATAGTCATATACAAAGGGCATAGCTTACGCTGTTCAGGCGAGGTTATGCCCTTTTTTTGTATTAGAAAGGGAATTGATATGATTGAACATGATGTAATAAATTCAAATCTACATCCACGCCCATATCGTCCTGAAGAAGTTGTACGTATTATTAATAGTAAACAATTTAAATTATATATAGCGAATGGCATTTATCCAATTGATATTTATACAGGATTGGATAGAAAAACAGGTAAAACTATATTGGTTATGATCTTTTTGAAAGATGAGACCAAGGAAGCATATAATCTTTGGTGTCGTTACGAACTTGAAGAAGATACTATTTGATAGGGGGTATATTATGGCGAAGAAAAAAATTACTACTCTCCTATCTCTCGATACTAGTACTACTTCTACTGGATGGGCGGTATTTCAAGATGGCGTTTATCAAGGCTCAGGTGTGATTGATAAATTTAAAAAAGAAAAAAATGGATATAAACGTCTTGAATTAATGGTTAAAGAATTATTGTCAGATATCGAGCAATTAAACCCAGATATCATTGTTATAGAAAAGGATGTTGTTTTTGGAAATATGAAAGTCATAGATATGCTTATGAAAATTATTGGAGCAGTTTATGGCTTTTGTTTAATGAATAAAATTACATATTATGAATTTGCACCTAGTGAGTGGCGCAAATATGTGAAGTTGCAAGTGTTTGGTAGAAAACGCACTGAATTTAAACAAGCTTCTATTAAATATATTAAGGATAACTTTGATAAAGAAGTTAATGACGATGAAGCAGATGCTATTTGTGTAGGTGTGGCATACTGTAAAAAGTTTGGTTAAGGAAGAAAAGGAGTACTAATTATGGCTAAAAATACGAATCAGAATCAACAGGCAGATGTTAGAACACATTTTATTGATGCCGAAAAAGATAGGGTTAAATTTGTTACTGTTAAAGAATTTGTAAAAGCACTTACAAATAGGTCTTCAGATGATGCTAGACGTGTATATCTTGAAGGGACACTTGCTGTTAAAGATTACGAACGTTATGAAGTTATATGTGTTATTTGTGATCAGATTATTACAAATAGTTACTTTACGGCAGATGGACAGTTTAAAGTTGATTCTTGTAAGAAATATCTTTTATATGTAAGCGCATTATTTGATACATATACTAATATTAAATTCGATAAAGATGATATGTTAGGTGATTTTAATCTATTACAACGATATGGACTTATAGATGTAATTATTAGTTATATACCTGAAACACAAGTTGCTATGTTTGATAGCATATTTAATATGAAAAGTAATGATTTGATGACAAATTATTATGAACCGCATGCATTTGTCAGGGAACAGGTTGTGAAATTTGCACCTCTTGTTCATAAGTGGATTGAGAATTTCCTTGGTGCTGTAGAGAGAGTTGTAAATGAAATTGACATGGATAAGGTGAAAGAAATTGTGAAAAAGGAGTGATGAGTAATACATGAAGACATCCATGACAATAAAAATTAATGGAAAATTGGAAGAATCATTTGAACAAGCCTTATATAACGATTTAGAAAAATTTGGAGAGATTTTTTGCTCAACTGTAGTAGAAAAGGCTGCCCCTAAGATAAAACAATTCGCAGATAGAGAAATGGCAGGATATTATGCAGAGTATCATCCAGAATTTTATGATAGAACTGGTCAAATGAAAGACAAATCTTTTACACAGTTTGTAACCAAAGGTATGCCGTATGAAGGTGGTATTGAAATAAATTCTGGTAATACTCATCATCATGGAGGTTTTTATCCAGAATGGGGGAGTCCCGAACCGGGTATATCTGAAGAGCAAATTTATACTAGTGTGTGGGATTTAGGTTTGCATGGCAGAAAAGGAGCGAACCATTACACTAATACTTATCATATTTTTGACGAAAATGGCAAAGATAAATTTGAATTGAAAACGTTAGGCGAAAAACGCCATATACAAGGTATGCCTCATAGATTAAACCGTTTAGTAAGAAAAATCTGGGGCAGTGAATTTCAAAATCAAATGATTCAAATTGGTTTAGACAAAGCGTCTAAACAAAGATATTCAGTCTTAAAATTTATCTAATTTAATAAATAAAGGAGGTGTAATATTATGGCTGATAAAGGATCTTCAACTGCCAAAATTAGTTTAGTAGCTAATTTTGAGCAAAACAATATAAAAGCAATGGGGAAGCAGTTAAGTGATGGCATAAAAACATCTCTTAAAGATATTAAACTAGATACTGTTTTTGATGATGCAGATATATTAGGTGGCGTTAAAAAAGAAATTGAATCAATTGATGGTTTATTAAAAAATAGAACATTAAATCGATTAGATTTTAGCAGCATGATCCCTCCATTGGCTCAAGCGCTTGAAGACAATAGTTTAAGCGAACAAATCAGGTTACAAATCATTCAGGGGTTTAGAGAAGGACTTGAAAGTGGCAGAACTTTTTTGCAAGGTATGCCTAGTGGTATGACGGGAGACGAAATTAAGGCGCAATTTCGTCAATCCGCAATTATGTCTGATGCTGTGGATTCAATGCCCGGATTAAATAAATCCATTTTTAAAAAGATGTGGAAAGAGATAACTCCACAAGACATACGTCAAGCAATGGCTATGATGGATACTTATGATAATGAAGAAGATTTACGTAAGTATATGGATTATCTTACAGATGCTGAAACGGCTATTCAAACCATTTTAGATAACATTGGTTATGAAACAAAAGGAAGTTCTCAAAAAACCGCAATGGCATATGGTAGACTCAAATATTTAGCGGAAGAAGATGGTAGCGGAAAAATTCGTAAAATATTGGAAAGATTGAATAATTCTGTAGTAGGCCCTTCTAAACATACATATAAAGATGAGAATGGCAAAATAAAAAGCAGAGAAGACAGAGGTTATGTTGGAAAGCAAATTAAAGATGTTATTCAACAAATGCAAATAGATGATGAAGATTTGAGTGGCTTGATAGAAGACGTACAACTTATTTCTAGTATAAGAGATGATTATTTTAGTAGAATTTCTGAAAGTGATGCTACTATAGAAAATCTCCTTGCTAAAACCCTTCAGCGTGGATATAAAAATGGTTCATTACAAAAGATGGAACCATTATACAGTGGTAATTATAAAACACCTGCCCATATTACTTTATCTGATTTAGTTGAAGCAAGTAATAAAGAAACAGACACCAGTGGTGGTGAAGGTGCCGAGAATGCAGCCGAACGTGCCGAGAATGCAGCCGAACGTGCCGAGAATGCAAGTGAAGAAGCTCGTGCTGTTGCTGAAGATATGAAGGGAACCGTTGAAGAGGGAGCTGTGGAGGCTTCGGGCACATCAAAAAAATCCAAGAAGAAACCCTCTACCCAAACATCAGCTGAGCCAGCTGAACAAATAGCAGATGATGCAGAAGCAGATGCTGAAAGTGCAGAACATGTAGTTGATGTACTTGATGATAAAAAAACACGTCTTGAAAATACTATAACAGAATTAGAAAATAAAAATAGAGAATTACAGGAATTAAATAATAAATATCAAAAGGCTATTTCTGACACTTTTGGTGAAGTTAAAACTCCTGAAGAGGCACTTGCACTATTTAAAGAAAAAGCTGCTCAATTACAACAAGCAGATAAAGATTTTGCGGACATTGTTCCCCAAAGAAATTTCACCGATCCTTCTAATTCTGAGGAGATAGCAATATTAGAGGAGTATGAAAAACGATTAGCCGCTTTACAACAAGCCTTAGTTGAATATCAAAAAGCGGGTGAAACCGCAATGGGTAAAGGAGTAAATCCAACTGATATTCGTGCAAATCAAGTTGATGAAGAACGACTTCAATTAAATTTTGCCGATAGTACGATTGATGGATATATTAAAGGATTACAAAAAGCGATTGAAGATAATAAGAAGAAAATTAGCGAATATGAAAATTTATTAAAAACATATAGAGGACAGTTAGAAGAATTTACAAGGCAAGGTTCACCATCAGGCACAAAACCGAGTGGAGGGGGGCAAACTCAATCCCGTCCAGCAGTAGATACTGCACGAGAAGAAGCGGGAGAAGTTCGAAAATCTCGTGAAGAATTACAAGTTGAACGTGAGAAACTGGAAGCAGAGATTCAGAAAAGTTCTCAAACAATGAGTAAGGCTGAGGAGCAAATTAATCAAATTGATAAAGATATTAATTGGACTGGTCGTAGAGTAAAAGAAAATGAAGATATTCGTTTGCCAGCCATGAAGGGATTCACGCAACAGGCGCAACAAAAGAAAGCAGAGTTAGAAGAAATTGAACAAGAATTGATAAATGTATCTCAGGAAAGGGAATCTTTAGAGAATCAACTTCAACAAATAACTCAAGCTAAAAAGAGTAAGATTAATGCTCAAAAGTGGTTAGATTATATTGATAGTTTTATTGGCAATGACAATCTACAAGAATTTGATAGATTACAACATATACCATTTACAGAAAAAGGCAAACCTCAAAAACAAAAAGCAACAGATGAATTAAAGAGAATTAGCCAATTATATATGGAACATAGGCAAGGAATTGGAGATTATGCTGATCAGGATAATGGTGTTTGGAAAGATGCTTATACCGTTTTGCATTACCGAGCAATGGAACAGGCAAAAAAGCATCAAGTAGCCGATTCTACGTTAAGTAGAGAGCAATTTGATTCAGATAATGAATATTTTTATCAGGAATCTTTAAATAAATTAAAAGAAGAAAGAGAATTTTATCGTAAAATTTATGAAGAAGAAGATAAAACCATACGACAAAATCAAGAACAACTAGAACGATTACAGGAGTTACAAAATCGTGAAAAAGAATTACAAAATGCAAAAAAGCAAAAGACAACAGAACTAAACATCGCGCAGGATAATGTTGCTGGTTTACAAGAGGTTGAATCTGAAATTCAAACTGACAAAACACGTCTCGCTCAACTCCAACAGCAACGTGCGGAACAGCAACATATATATGATGATGCAAAGAAGATTCGAGAAGAGTCGTTACAACGACAAGCTGAAATAGATAGAATGATTGCTGAAGCCGAGAGTAGAGAACAACAACCCCCTTCTACAACTCCTGCGACCACTCAAGAAAAACCATCTGCTCCTATTTCAAGTGGGCAAGCTGGGGAAGAGAGTCCTGTTATACAAAATTTAGAGCAACAAATTAAAGAAGTAGAAACCACTATTAAAACAGCGGAAATCAAACAAAAAGAATTATTAGCAAAAAAAGAAGAATTAAATAAATTATTAGGAGAATATGGAAAAGAAGCAAACAATATATTCTATCTTACAGATAATACAGAAGAAACTTCACAATATTGGCAACAAGCGGGTTCTTCAACTAAAGATCCAGCTACTGGAGCTGCTAGACAGTTAAGAGAAAAAGGTCAAATATTTAAAGACACTATTGATGCTATAAAAGAACAAAAGCGATTATTAAATTCTTTAGATAAGGAATCTAACGAATATCAGCAAGCAGAGCAAAAATTGCAACAATTAAGAGATAAAAAATCTCGTGATTGGCTTGCTTTTTATCGAGCACATGAACAGTTAGACTATTGGGTTGGAAAAGAGGAAGGAAATACCAGAGCAAAACAGACCTTAAATAAATGGACTCCTGAAAAGATGGGTTTAGAAAATCTAGGATTCTCTCAAGAAAATCTTGATAAGATGATTGCTGACGTTAAAGGGCAAGCAGAGCGTTTGGCTCAAATGCGTGCTGATATTGCGGTCTATCAAGAACAATATAATCAATTACAAGAACAAATAAACACTTTAAACACAAAACGAGATAATTTAATAACGAAATTTCAAAGATCTAAACCTGCAGAAACTGAACCCCCACAAGGTACGAGTGCTGAAACTCCTCTCTCCTCCTCTGGCGCAGAAACTGCAAACGGTGTTCAAGAAGAGGGTACTGAAGCAGGTGATGCGGCTGAAAAAATGCAAGCATTAGCACAAGCTAAAAAAGAAGCACTTGAAGCCAATAAACAACTTGCCGAGTCTGCTAATACGACCCAAAAGGCAATTCAAAACGAGAGTGATGCAGGGAACTTTGATGAACTTATCGCTAAATTAGTCGAAGCAGCCAAATTACTTGCTCAACTTCCTCAATCATTTGAAGGATTTAAAGGTTTTGATTTAGAACCATTAAAAACTTTATCTGAAGCAATTCAACAACTTCCTAAAGAAGGATTGAATATTTCATTAGGTGATAGTTTTGATAAACTTGCAAATAACATTGATGAAGTGTTAAAGAAAGTTCAAGAATTAACATCTCAGGCTAAAATTGCAGAAATTGAAGGAAATATCACTCAAAAATATGACGAGCAAATTAAACAGTTAAAAGCGGATGCTGAAGAAGCTAAGCGTTTTATTGAAGAATTGAAACGAACAAAACAGGACGTTGTTAGAGACGAATATGATCCCAGATTAGATTCGTCAAGTGAGCAATATGCGCCCAAAGAAGTTGGTCGTGAGATTGTAACCAGAGCCAAAAGGAATCCCGATACTGATGTAGATGCTCTTATTAAAGAATATGGTAATCTTAAACGAGCGCAAGAAAAACTTTTCACTATTGATAGCGTTGATGAGTATAGTGCCGCTTTAGAAAGACGTGAAGAGATTTTACAAAGAATCCTTGAATTAGAGCAAAAAGTAGCTTTAAGCGATGTAGGACAAGCACAAATAGATAATTTATTAATGGGTTATGGAGAGGACGCATCAACTAGTTTTTCAGCATTAGATACTGCACGTAATGTTGCGCAAAAATCTTCTATTGGACGATTATCCAAAAATTATACTGATCAGCAAAAAGCTGAAATTAAAGCAATGTCTGATTCTTTAAGTTCTATTAATATTATTCCTAAAGATGTTCAATCTAATTGGGGTAAAAAACGAAGAGAAGAATATAATCAGATTGCTGAAAGTGCTCAAACCGCATCTCAAGCCATCGAAACTTTAAATGCAAATTTAGCTGCTATGGAAGCGAATGGTGCTAATCCCACTGTATTAAAAACATTTTTACAACTTAAAGAGTCCACTGCTCAGATGATTAAAGATACACAGGATAAAAACAATGTGTTTGGTGAGAGTATTGAAGCTGCTAGTACGAAACTTTTAGATAGGTTGTCTAATGTTGAAACAAGATTACAAGTTATTAAGCGTGATAGTGGTAAACTTATTAATGTTGATCCTGCTTTAGCTGGCGCTTTAGAAACCATTGAAAAGCATCTTAATAAAATACAAGATTTAAAGAACACGGTATCCAACGATCCATTACAAGCTATTAATCCTCAATTTACTAGATCTGCTAATAGTTATCTTGCTCAAATGGAGGGTAAAGGCAAAAGTAAAAGTGTTGTGGAAGGATTAGAACAAGTATCTAAACGTTCTCAAACTGATCTTGATAGGATTGTTAATAATTATAGTAGGTATACTACAGCTCTAAACAAATTATTTACTGATATAGCCAAAGGCTCAAAATCATCAGCAGATGAATTGGAAAAAGACTTTAAACGTATTAATGACTTTTCTTCTAAACTTGTTAACGCTACAGGATTAGAACAAGGAGATTTATTAAAAGGCGAATTAAAATCTTCTGCTAGTCCTAGAATAGTTGATGCACAAACAGAAGCTTATAATAAAAATGCCATAGCTTTTGAAGGAATGTATACTAAAATTGAATCAAAAGCCGAATCCGCTAAAAATAAGATTGAAGAAATATTTGGAGATATGGATATAACCAAAAGCTTGGATGAAAAATTTATTGGCGGAAATGTTGAGGGTTTTGATGAATTCGTACAAAAAGCAACACAAGTAGAAAAAGTTTTAAAAAATTTAAAAAAAATACAAGAAACAATAAAAACAGATGACACTTGGCTTTTACAACAGAAGAATGCTGATGAATTAAGACAGACTATTGCAACATTAGAGACTTCATTAGCTAGTGTATCTAAAGCTTCTTCAAATTTTAGGATTGTTGATGATCTTGATGTTCAAGAATTACGTGCTTCAACAAAGCAATATATAAGAGATAATCCCGCATTAACTGGTGGCGAAATTTCCGAACTTAATAATTATATTGATCAATTACAAAACAAAATAAATACTGTTGACTTTAAAAATATAGAAGATGGAATTAAAAGTGTTCAACAAACAGCTAAAGAAGCGGGTCATACTGGCGATACTTTTATGTCTATGCTCACTCAACGTTTTAAATCTTTAGGCGCTTATCTTTTATCTTTTGTTTCGTTTTATGAAGTAATTGGCGTTTTTAAACAAGGGATTGGAATCATCCATGAACTCGATGACGCTTTAACAGAAATGCAAAAGGTATCTGAAGATAGTTTAGGCACATTAAGAGAATATCAAAAAACCACTTTTGCTACAGCGAATGATATTGGTACAACCGCTGCTCAATTGCAAACGAGTACTGCTGATTGGATGCGTCTTGGTGAAGATTTGCAACAAGCTTCTCAATCTGCACAAACTGCAAATGTGCTTTTTAATGTGTCTGAATTTGATAATATTAATGACGCAACAACCGCATTGGTTGCTATGAGTGCTGCTTATGCTGATGCTGAAAAAGATATCGATAAGATGGATATTGTTGATAGGCTTAATCTTATTGGTAACAACTACGCAATAGCAACTGATGAATTGGCTACTGCACTTCAAGATGGTGCGGCAACATTACAAACGGCTGGTAAACAACATTGCCAGAATTTATAGAAATATAAACTAAAAATCTTATCTAATTGCTGGGAAATCTTTAGAGATCAATAGCTACAACATAAGGATGAAATAAACCTAAATGTGAATGCTTAAAAATATTGATATTAGATAATCAGCAGCGAAGCCTCGAACAGAGGAACGTTCAACGACTATCCCTTTGGTCAATTAAGACAATAGGAGTACGGCTCAATCGCAAATGGAGTGGGTGAAAATCCCTTAAATGGAAATGGTAAGCATCTGACCAGATAATGCTGAAGATGAAGATATAGTCTAAACTTTATGGAGACATAAAGAATAACCAATAAATATATCTCAAACTGATAAAGTAGAGGTGAGATATGAATGTTAAAAATATGCGAATACTGTGGAAAAGAATTTGAAGCTGTTAATTCTAAATCCAAATTTTGTAGTAGAGAATGTAATCATAAAAATATGACAACCAAAATTGAATGTATTTGTGATACTTGCGGTGCGAAGGTAATGCGCAAACCTTCGGACTTACAAGGAAAGAAAAATATATTCTGTTCTAAAGAATGTCATAAGGAATATGCTTATGAAATAATTACATGTAAAAAATGTGGAAAAGAATTTAAAGCTAGAAAATCACTCCATAAGAAATATTGTAGTAATGATTGTAAAAACGCTTGTTTTGGTAAAAATCAGAAAACAAATCGTGAAAATATTACTTGTAAATATTGTGGCAAGGAATTTGAATCTCAAATTTCTAGTGAACGAATATATTGTAGTGAGAATTGTTTTCGAAATGCTCAAAAAACAGGTGTTATTAAAATAAGATCTGATGCTAAAAATAGAATTCAAGGTAAGCATCATTTTTATAATAGCACAGAAGATTGGGATCAAAATATAGAATTATTAGAAGAATATATAACAATGAATACTAAAATTAAATGCAGATGTAAAAAACACAGCAAAGAATTTTTAATAGCCCCTATAAAACTGATGAGTGGTCAGACAGGATGTATTAGTTGTATTGCAATAAAATCAAGGGGTGAAGATAGAATCAAATCATATCTAGATTCCATAAAATGTGAATATGATCCACAACATATTTTTGAAGATTGTAAAAATATTAATTGTCTTCCTTTTGATTTTTATATACCTAAATTAAATATTGCAATCGAATATGATGGAGAACATCATTATAGACCTTGGAAGCACTCTAAAAATCAGACAGATGAAGATGCAATGAGGGAATTTCAAGATATTAAAAAAAGAGACAATATAAAAACTACATATTGTAAAGATAATGATATAAAATTAATTCGAATTCCATATTTTGATTATGATAATATAGAAACAATTTTGTCAACGAAATTAGTAAGTTGATAATAAGTATTTATTGGTTATTTAGAGGTAGTTGCGATACCTCTATAATATTTATTGAATGATTTAGATGAAGCAATTGCTTTGACAACCGCAGGTAATGAAAAGATTGCCTGAATATGTGGTGACACATATTTAGAACACATTTAATTGCTGAAAATCCTAATGGATAATTAGCAGCGAAGCCATATATTCATATTGTTGACATTTTATAATTAAATGTTTATAATATATATGGAACGTTCAACGACTATTCCCATGTCGGGATTAGGACTAGAGAATACATATCCTAATCAATAGAAGTACGGCTCAATCGCAAATGGAGTGGGTGAAAACCCCTTAAATGGAAATGGTGTGCTCTCTTATTTAATAAGAGATGAAGATATAGTCTGATCCTACGAGTAATCGTAGAAATAGATTGATATTTTATAATTAAATATTAATCTAACAACTATATGTTGCGAATATAGTTGAACATAAATGAATCTTATAACTCAAGATGCTTCAAAAACGGGCAAAGGTATTCGTACCATTGCTCTCCGCTTGACGGGGACTAAAGAAGCGGCAGAAGAATTGGAAGAAATGGGCGAAGATACGTCCGATATGATCATGTCGCAATCTAAAATGCGTGAATTGATTATGAACGCTACTAAAGTTGCGTCTAACGATTATAAAGGTTTTGATATTCAAGATGAGTTAGGTCGCTACAAATCAACTTATGAGATAAACAACATTGTCTCTATATAACTATATCGGTTAAAGTCTTAGGGGAAGATAAGACCGAGGTAAGATGTTTTAATTATATTTAGAGGTAATCCAATGTATCAAAAAAGTTTCGATAAGTGGTGTATAGAACATCACAGAGAAGATTTAATTACTATATGGAATAGTGAAAAGAATGGAGATATTACAAATTCTCGAATGTCAGATGGAAAAAAGTATTGGTTTACAATAAATCCAGATGAAGAAGATGTTTCTTATTCTTTAGCTAATATTCGTTCAAAAAAAGGAGGAGACCCTTTTGATAAATTTAATAATAGTTTTGGACATAATGTTGTAAAAAAATATGGTAAAGAATATTTATATAAAATTTGGTCACCGACTAATAATAAATCTCCATACGAATTTACAAAAGGAAGTACTTTAAAAATATATGTACGTTGTGCTGATAACCCTGAACACCCAGAACACATAACTACTCCTGATACTTTTATTCGAGGACGTAGTACATGCCCTTATTGTAATCATAAAAGAATTCTACCAAAAGAAAGCTTTGCTCAATATCACATAAATAATACAGATGGAGATTTTTTAACTAAATATTGGAGCAAAGACAATAATGTAGATCCATTTACAATTGCACCACAAAGTAACAAGCCAAAGGTATTAATTAAATGTCAATTAATAGATTATCACATATATTCTATTTCTCCGGCGAATTTTACGAGGGGGCGAAGATGCCCTTATTGTGAAGACGGGAAGAAAAAGACTCATTATTTAGATTCATTAGGACATAAATATCCTCAAATTATAAATATATGGTCAAATAAAAATAGGCGCTCTCCATATGCCTTTAGATGTAACAGCCATGAAAAAATTTGGCTAAAATGTGAAAAAAGGAAACATGAGGACTATTTAAGAACTATTAGAGATTATACTGTATCTGGTGCAGTTAATTGCCCAATGTGTACAAAAGAAAGAAAAGTGTCTTATATAGAAGAGAATGTACAGAATTATATTTTATCACTTGGGTATAATCTAAAATGTGAGTATGGATGTTCTATTATTGCAATAAATCCTAAAACAGGATTTAAAATGCCTTATGATAATGAAATTCCAGAATTAAAATTAATAGTTGAAGTTCACGGGATACAGCATTATGAATTAAGTGGATGGCATATGACTCAATCAAAAAAATCTGGGAAAACGCCAGAGGAAGAATTTCAATATCAAAAGCAAAAGGATTTGATAAAAAAAGATTATGCAATAAGTAAAGGATATCATTATCTTGAAGTCCCATATTGGACTTTTGAATCAGAGGAATATAAAGAATTGATCAATAATAAAATTAAACAAATTAAAACATCAACCGTAGAGACTGCGGGATAATATAGGTAACTATACTATTGAAGTTATACATATTTTATTTAAATATGAATATACAGTCCGAACTCACGCTATAACCCCAATATAATAAGAAACGTGAGAATCAGCCAGAAATGACTGGTCGCCTATTTTTTTATAGGTCATAAAAGTAACAGAATGAATGTTAGGTCTCTCCCAAATCTGGGATGAAATCCGTCAAGCTGACCTTAAATCTGGTGATAACCGTCAGAATTTATTACTTGAATCAATTGCAGGAAAGAACCGTGCGTCCATAGCCAGCTCAATTCTCCAAAATCCTTCGGTTTTGCAATCCGTTTACGAAGATTCTTCCACAAAAGCCGCAGGTTCTGCAATGGAAGAGAATCAAAAATATCTTGATAGCATATCTGGACATCTTGCAAAACTTCAAAATGCTTGGCAAGAATTTTGGGCAAGTACTGCCAATCGTGATGTAATTAATATGTTCATTGATTTGGGCACTACCATCTTAAATGTTATTAATGAAGTAGGTGGTCTTCAATCTGCTTTTGCATTACTTTATGGTGGTACAATTCTAAAAGGATTAATGACTGCTGATAGTTTGTTGGTAAAATTTATTACAAGACTTGACGAAGCTAAAGCGTCTAGTAAAAGTTTAGGTGATGTTTTCAATACTATTTTTGGTAGCAATAAATCCGATAGCGAAAACAAATCAATCTTTAAAGGTTGGGCACAAATTCAAGATCAGAGAGATAAACGTGCTAAAGCCAAAGATAATCCTGAGACAGAGGCATTAGAAAAGCAAAAAGAAGCCCAAGAAGAAATGAATGACATCTTGGAAGAAGCCAATGGAATAAAAGAAGAAAGTATAAAAGTCTCTGAAGAAAAAGCTACCGCTGAAATTGTTGAAACTACTGCCGAGACCGCTGATGGCACTGCTACAGCAAAGAGCGCAGTTAGTGAGACGATAGATTCTAAAGCAACCGAAGATAATACGAAGAAAACTACTGCTAATACAAGTGCTACTATTGCTAATACGGCAGCTGAAGATGCTCAATCGGAATCTAAGATTACAGGATCAGTTTCTGAAGAAATAGATGGCATGGGTGAAATGGGAAATGCCGCAGGTGCAGGTGGCTTAGTAAGTTTAGCAACTAGTCCCGTGGCATGGTTAATTGCTATTCCTGCTATTATTGGTGGTTTAACGGCTTTATTTAATTATTTGGATCAACAACAACAAAATCACATTGATAAAGCTCATGAATTAACTGACGCTTGGAATCAAAATAAAGAAACACTTGGTAACTATTCACAACAATATCAAGATTTACATAAACAATTAGAAAATACTAATTTATCCGAAGAAGAACAAGCGAATATTAAAAAACAATTATATGATTTGCAAAAACAAATAACTGATGAATACGGACATTCTGCCGATGGGGTTAATCTTGTTAATGGAAAATTAGATGAGCAATTAGACAAGCTTCGTAATATTAAAGCCGAAGAAGCACGTTCTAATCTTGCGCACAATGCTGGCGACTATGAAAATGCAGAAAAACAACTTACCAAAGACAGACAAGTATATAATATGTCTTCAGGCGGTTTTTTGTCGGATAAAGACATAGAATCTTTAACAAAAGATTTAATAGGCAATTGGGGAAAATATGATTATGCTGGTGAAATTGGTATTCGTTTTACAGGTAATGCATTAGAAGCCGAAGAGTCTATGGACGTATTGTATAATCGTCTTTTGGAATTAAAAGAAGAAATGGGCGAGGATTGGGACGGCAGTGGTTTTGAAGGATTAATGAATTCATTAACCGCTTCCATCCAAGAGAACGATGAAATAATTTCTAAATACAAAGACGATTACAACTCTTTTCTTGAACAAAGCATTTTTGCTAAGGATGGCACATTTGGTGAAGATAACCTTTCCGCTGGCGAAGTCCTTGTTGAGGCACAAGAGGCAGTAAATAATTATAATGCTGCACTAGTTTCTGGCGATACTTCTCAAATCGAAAAGACCAAAACTGCCTTTGACAAAGTAAAAGAGGCTGCCAATAAAGTGGTCGATGCAATGGGCGATCAAAAATTTAATCGTCCATTTGAAGATATTTTTGATAAAGTTGATCAAACTCAGATAGAAGCCTATAATATCAAAAAGAAATTCGATAATTCTAATGTAAAGAATGCTGTTGAGTCCGTTTTAGGTACTCCAAAAGAAAATAAAAAATCAGCTAAGGAAATTCCTAACGCACTTCGTGACGCTGCTGAAAATCTTCTTAATGAGCAACGTAAAGCATATGAATGGGGAATGAAAGGTTTCGGAGTTGAACCGTTACAAGGATTATATCCAACTGCCCAATTCGGCAACGTTAATATGAATGAACGTCCCGAAATAAAGTGGGATAAAAAAACCAAGAAACAATATGCAGATGCATTAAAATCTTGGGATTATAATCCCGAAAAGGGCAGTATAGATACTGTATTTGGAACATCGGAAAAATTTAATAATATTGACATAGCCTTTACTCCTATTATGAAAAATTCTAAAAACGGGAAGGGCGAATTTTTAGATGCTGATACTGTTCATGACTACATACAAAATATTATAAACGAAGCTACAGATAAAACAACAGGGAAAATTGATCTTGGCCAAATACTTGAACTTGACAAGCCTGAAAAAGGGGGCAAAGGCATCATAGCGGCTGTTAATGATATTGGAGATTATACCGCTAATGCAGTTGGTAAAATGATGCATTTTTCAGGCAAAAAAGGCGCTATCTACTTAGGAATGGAACAATTGTCTAAAGCCGCTAAAGAAGCTGGTCTTGATGTAAACAATGTAATGGAAGCTTTACAAAAGACTGGTAGTGTAGATGCTTTAAGTGGATTGTTTGACGATTTTAAATATGATGTTACAGATATTGAAGGATATTTAAGTAACTTATCTAATCTTCCCCCTGAAGTAGCAAGTGATATTCAAACAATAGCTGATGCATTTGGCATTACCGCAGAGTCTTCGCAAGAGTCAATCAATGCCGTTGCAGAATTGTTGGGTAGTTTAGGATATATAGCAACTACATCTTTGGATGAAGCGGGTGAGTCTTTTGATAAATTCACACAAAAGGCATCTGGATGGATAGAAGAAACATCTAATCTTTCCTCTACTCTTTCTAAGGGACAAGGATTCTTGACATTTACTAAGACGCAGGATGATCAAGGGCATGAGATAGCGAGTGAAGTAAAAGCAATTGCTGACGCTTATAAAGATTTGCCCAATTATGATTATGCTTCTTTATTTGAAGAAACTGCTGGTGGTATTATGGTTAATGCTGATGCATTAAGAGCATTGCAATCTCAAGAAGAATCGATGCGTCATGCAGAATTTTATGAAAAACGCCAAGAATTGATGCAAAAATTCTTGATTTCTTCTGGGGCTGTGGCTGATGCATATCGACAAGAAATTGAACAATTAGATATGTTGTGGTCAGCTTATAGCGGTGCAACATCAGCTTTGAGTAAATATCAAAATGGACATGGAGCGACTGATTATAGTACAAATTATAAACTTTTTAGAGATCAAATTTTTAAAGAGGGTGATGAATACCTCGCCAGTGGTGAAATCGGTGAAGAGGGTTTTAGACGTATTGCTCAATTATTTTCTTATAAGGATTTAGCATTAGCATCTGTAGATGAAGTTTTAAAAGCTTATCAAAACGGCGCTGATACAATGCAAAAATTCTTTACAGAAGACCCTACTCAAGGAGCAAATCTGTGGATTGATGAAATAATGTCATGGCCTGAAGAGTATGCTGAAATTTCTACTAATGCCGCAGGTGAAACTGTCATGACAATGACAGATAAAAATTTGGATGCAGTTGCAGAACATTATGGTGTATCTAAAGATTTAATACTTTCATTAATGAATGAATTAAATGCTACTGGCTCTAAAGTGCATTTCTTTACTGATGGACAGATGCAACAATTGGACAAAGTTACTGAACAGGCTGAAGCCGCAAAACAAAGACTAATTCAATTAAAAGATGCAGGAACTGATCCAGCGCTTAAACATGCGGATATTTTTGATTTTGATATAGCTACTTTGAGCGCAGAAGAATTAGAATCTAAAATCAAAGAAATACAAGACTTAAAAGCCAACCCTGATATTAGTACTGAAACAGCTAGTGCTTTAGATGATTTATTACAATCTATGATTGAACGTTTAGATATCATAAATGGCAAGCATGTTGAGCCTGATATGGATATTAACGTTGATACTTTAGTTTATGCTAAAGAAATAACTGGAGATTTAAATGAAAGATTAAATTTAATTAATGAAAATAGAAAATTAGGATTTGATATTTCAGTTCATGACGATCAAAAAGTGCAAGAAATTGCTCAACAATTTGCTCAATTACCTGAAGAAGTTCAAATAGCATATGGTTTTAATCCTACTAATGATCCAGAAGAAATAATTACTCAAATAGAAGAAAAATATAAAAATGGCGTAGAAATAAAATTAACCCCTGTCGTAGACAAGTTGAATATGCAAGAATTATACGAAAGTGGTCATGCCCCCATCGGTGCGGAAAACATTGAAGTTGGTGTTGGTATTGATCCTACAAGTATTGAAACTGCAAAACAACAAGCTGAAGAGGGAATAAGTCAAGCTAAACCTGAAATTGAGGGCGAACTTAAAATGCCTAAGCCTGAAGATGCTGTCTGGACAGGTGCTTCAATTGGAGATATTCATATTAATTTAGACGCTGATCCTTCTCAAGCCAATGAAGTAATCGAAGAAACGAAAGAAGAGGCAGAAGAACCAGTTAAAACCCCTATGGAACTTGTTCCTAAAAATTCTGCTCAAGATGCGGCTAATCAAGCAGGTGCTCAACAAGGTGTAAATACAACAACTACCGAAACTAAAGTAACCAATGAAGAAATTCATACTACTGCTACTGCTGATACATCTCAGATAGATACAGCTAAGCAGACCATGTCAGGACTCCAAGCTTTAAGTGGTTCAACCGTTTCTGTTAGTGTGGGCGTGTCTGGGATAGAGACTATAGATTCTGCAAAAACTAATATTGAAGAATTAATTCAAAAAGACAAATCTAAAGTAACA